CTTGGCTAAATTGTGGGATGACTATATCCTTTACTTGTACGCCAAAATTTGATTCTAAAAGACTCAAGGCTGAACTGTATACAAAACTTTCCTTTGATTGTTTCGCAGGTCTTTGAGCAAGAACAGGACTAACAAATCCTGCCTTTTTTTGTAAATTTATACTCATAATATCAGTAAATAATTGCGCATACCTTTCATAATCATATACAATAGCATACCTCTCATTCTTAGCCGATGGCTGATTCATTACCTTCCGGAGAGGGGTTCTGATTATTTTAGGTGTCATATAACTATAAGAAGCGTCTGCAAAATAACCCGTGTCTGGAGGGGAAATATCAGAGCCAACAATTGGTTGAAAATATTTTTCAAATTCTTCTGTACGGCGTGATAAAAAATCTTCAATTTTTACAGATTCAATGCCGTTGGTTGTTCTGTTTTCCTCTATGATATAATCTGCACCATAACTTAGGTTCTTACCTATTTCAAAAACTTCCGGGAAATAGTAGGCGGAGTTTTGTTGAAGTGTTCTGCTAATTTTATTCTGACCCATCGACATGGCTTTTGGACCCAGGGTTGAAGAGCCTCCCAGAGGATTGTTAGGAACAATTTTACTGAGCCGGGCAACAGTATCTCGGGAAATAAAACTAAATATCTCTTTAATTTCTTCCAAGAACCTAACTTTACCTTTTATATCGCCAGTTTGAATTCTAGATGTGTAATAATTTTTCAAATCAATGCTACTAGACGGATCCATCAAGCCAAGCAAATAATCCAGACCTTCCAAATTACTAAGGAGGCTCTTAGTGGCGGATCGAGTTATGGATGTGGTCAAAGAATCGACAATTAAAACTGTAGAAAATTCTAGCCGTATAAACAGGTCAGCTATTTCTCTCATCACCTCTAGAGATGAATCCGAAACAGAGAATCTTATACCATATTGAAAAGTTCCGCTTTCCTGTTTGTTTCCGCCGGCGGTGGAATCAACAGCTTCTAAAAATCTTGTCTCTCCATAAGCATCAGACAGACCATCCACTTCTTTAAGAGTCCCAATTACTACTTCCGGGAAAGCTTCAGAGGGACCGACGGTTATATAATGACCGCCAGTACCTAAAGAGTTCCCTGGAGCCAGCGCATATGAATCCACTTGTTTTCTCAAGAGTTCCATTATTTTTATTTGAGACGCTTCTTTCGGAGCAATAATAGGCCCTTCGGAAAAATCTCCTAAGAGAATTTTACAGATTTTTTCACTACTGTACAATGAAGGAAAAGTACTATTATTTATAAGAAATGATTTAATATCAAATGCACACACTACTCTATTGTTGTCTTTGTCATCACGACTCAGCCATAAATTAGAAAAGTAATTATTGCCCTTTGGTGAAACAGAGCCTTTTTCCAAGAGAACCTCATCGATGTTTCTAAGTTTTTCCAATATAGAGACAACCTCTGCCAGCGGGTCACTGTTCGATTTTTGACTTCTTACAACTAGCTGGCTTTTATTGGGGGCGCTTTGAGTAGTGAATTTACCCATTCCAACATAAGGGTTCTCTAGTGTTGCCTCACCAAAGTGATAATGTAAGCCAATCGGTGTACTACTAGCTATCGGGGTCATAGAAGTGTTGATAGCAAACCCTTCTTCATCCGGGCGCTGATAAATATAGACATAAAATGATAGGTTTTGAATATCTTGAGGCTCGACTAAATCAAAGCTTATTGACTTAAAAGTAATTTGGTTTTCTTTGCGATGTTCTATGAGTTCTGCAACGGGAAAGTCCCCAATAACAAGACCAGGAGGTATAGGGTCGGTGATACTAGAGGCGAACCTACCGTTGCGAAAAAGGAGATCCTGTTCCATCTTGGTGATAGAAAATGGGGAAAACGGAGCAGAAAGTCTTAGATAAACTTTATTAGTTCGGAGCGCATCATAAACAAAGTCATTATACAAATAACTACTCACTAAATTATCCATATCTTTGGTCAGGTAGTCGTTATACCGCTGCGCTATAAAATCCAAGTATTTCCCCGAATTGCCTGTGGCGGCGATGATTCGCATCTGCAAATCAGGGTATTCCTTTTGATTAGTCCTAGCTTGAACAGAAAGACCCAAAGTTACTGTCTTTGTCTTATCCTCAGAAGTTGAATCTATCTTGTCATCTAGAAAAATTGATTCTATGTTGACTTGGGATAACAGATTTAGCATTTTAGTCCCTTCCTCCTAAATTATCCAAAACATCACATATTTCAGCCGGGGACCGATTTACCTGTTCTTTGTATAAAGTAGAGTTCATAACCGAAGAAATATTTTCAATTTCAGTATCAGTTGCAATATCCAGAAAAAACTCAACGAGATTGTCAGTTAGGATGGGGAAGTTCTCTGAAATTTGTTCTTCTGTTCCGTTTAGACGCCGAGATAACGTATAAGGATCACGTTGGTCCAACAGGTTGCTACCCTCAGTCGTGTCGCTATTGATAAATTCTAAACTCCTAAGCTCTCCATCGGTACCAGACAACATGACCTGAATATCAAAATTTCCATTTCCCTTGAAAATGGTGTTCAATTCCTGTACGTCAATAACTATCTTATCATTTGAAAGCAGGGTATAGGAAGTTTGTCCGCCGGGCATAGTAAAGGGTTGGTATCTTATGTCCAGCGTGGCACTCATCATTGGAATAGTGTGAGCAGAACTGTAGCTAACTCCATCATTAAATCCTACGTCCCCCATTGATATAGGAGCAATCGACCAAGCTGGAGCGTTCTGGGCATATGGGCTTGATTGACCGAGTGAGCCGAAAAATGTAGAATTAGCAACACTGTCCTGAATAAATTCATCTTTACCGGCGGCTGAAGCATATGAAAATACCGAAGCCATACTACCAGTAAACCGAGCCATTGTTTTAATGCGAGGTGTCCCATTAGATATTCTAGTTACAATATTATTTTGCTCTTCATATAAGTTACCATACATCCCATCATAAAGGATATCGCTATCATAGAAAGAATAGAATTTAGGTAAAAACTCACCGTCAGAAAATTTCTTCTTTCCGTAAGGAGTTAGTTCAAGAGAAATGACTTCTTCTTTTTGGTTGAAAAAAAGTACCATACCCTAAGTATTCCCACACATTATTATTTGTTACCCGTCTTTTTATCTATTGTAGCTTGTTCGGTGCTTTTTTCGACCTCTTCGTACTCTTTTGAAAGATCGGGTCGGAAACCCACCTTACTGCTGATCTTGACACTTTCTATAAGCGAACAATAATCATAAGGCCAATTATAAGTTGGATCATGTAAAGAATGCTTTCCAATATATAAGTTCTTCGCATATTCGTCACGATCGTTTAGAATTTTCTCCACTTGGCTGTCTGGAAGACCCTGGAGAGATAATAACTCTTTTACATTATCATAGCTCAGGGCGTCCGAACCATCCACTTCTTCTATAATCATTTCAGAATAAGACGATAACCCTTTTTGTTTTACCTTGAATACCAGCCATTTGATATCTGGAGTAAAGCCCTTGTTGCATTTTTCTGCTATATCCAACAAGTCATACCTTGGATGACCGTCTCTGACAGCCCCAAGATTGATCTGTTCTTTCAATATTTCCGGGAACTGGGATGCTTTGGTTTCAACCTTGTCTCCCGGCATATAATGATCTATAGCTGAAAAGCTAAACTTTATCTTAGTTCCAAAATCAGGCATTATTCCTTGCCAAATATCCGCAAGATCCTGCTTGGTCAGAGTGACATTGTGTTCCATCAAATAAATGACAGGTATTTGATTGATATCTTCTCCAGACAAGATTTGATCATAATCATCGCCACCAAAAGGATTAATGTAATTAGGAATATTAGGATATCCTTGCGGGACTAAGCCTACTAATTTTTGAGCCAAGGCTGGGGGTAGAGAATACTTAGTAAAGCTTCTTCTGAATTCTTTTATCTTGGGTCCTAACTTATTAGCAGGAGCCTGGAGATTGACCAGGCGGGGTGTTCCGGAATCATCTAAATAAAATGGCATTGCAATTACTGCTTCAGAAATAGAAGACTTATTATCGTCAGCCAATTCACCAATTCGCTTAGCCTTAGAGGGGTCGAAGCCTTTCCTGATGATCTCGTCCTCATCAAAGCCGCACAAGTCAGCCAAAGAAAGCACTTCACGACCAGATTCTATTACGAAAGATGGGATTTTTCTAACTTGGCTAATCAGCCCAAAGTCCGCTCCCTTAGGCCAGTAAACTGGATTGGTGCCAAGATTTTGAGATTTATGATAAGTGAAAACTCTATCATACTCCTCATCGTTTCCAGTTGGTATATCTTTTATATAAAGATAAATACCCTTATTGTCTTGTGGTGTTTGCCCATACTGGTGCCACATCCCTACAGTAGGCTGTGTATATTCACCTGGAGTAACAGAAGAAGAAAAAGAATAAGGAGTTCCAGAAGTTGAGCTTCCAATGTGATCTGGGAAATCTAAAGCTGGACATTCCCATTTGGTCATAATAGTCCACTTATTTGGGTCAGATGATTTATATTTTGCGCCCTTGCCTAAAGAAAATTCATTACCAATAGTAACAGAAGCATCGATGTCCATCCGGTTAAGCCACGCTCGGTTCCACTGGTAAGATGGTGTTCTGTTCGTTTCTATACGCATCCCTTCTCTATTATAGAACGAACCAGATTGTACATCATAGTAGCTACTACTCTCATTGAGGTAATCAACAAATACCTCGCCCTTAGTATTGTTGATAATCTCGTTCAAAGTATACTCCCCATCAGAAGTTGGCATAAATGTTATGCGAACTAAAGACGGTCCATAATAGTACGGCGGGGCAAATGGGGCGAACTCGCCTCGGTGTCTAGGCCAATTAGCACCTTGAGGGACGGCTCCGCCAGCTTTGGTGATGAGATCCCAACTGCCAGTGAGGTTGCTGACATTGGTGGGCATACCAAAAGCATGAGGGTTGCTGTACATATTGAATTGATCTGTTTGCATCAGACCAACCTCCATCATATACGCAGCATTTGCTTTTGCCGCCACTGTCCTCGTGGCTGCGCTGGTTTCCTGAGACCCTTTAGGTACTGCTCCGAACTGAGATACAAACTTGGTCAAATGACCAGGAGTACCATATTTGTTGGGTTTACTCTTTAGGAAAAACTGAGGGACATTTGCCAAAAAGTTTGAAACAGCCTTACTGTACAGATTCGAAATATTAGCGGCGGGGGCAAAAGATGCTGTTACTTTTTGTTCCACATAGACGTTATTGTCTGCTGATACGATTGGAAGAGAACCAGAAGGACCTTCCTCATATACAGAAGAAGAAGCAAAAGTTCCATAACTATTTGCTGTTAAATATTCTTCGGGGTTTATTATAGATTCAAAAGGTAACTTATCTGCCCAAAATAAATTATCCGTATCGATACTTCCAGACCAACTTCCGGAACCCCTGGCACGGCGGGAGTTGTCAGGCAAAACACCATTATATAGGGAAGCCGAAAGTACCAAATCCTGATTAAGGCAACCAAACAATGGAGTACCTATCATATAAGGCGCAGGGTCGATCCAAATACCGTGTGTAGGGTACCAGACTGGCGTTGCGTAATTTATTGAAGAATAAACCTGAAATGCGTCATTGTTCTTGGTAGCTCGGCGAATAGGATAATTTACAGCTATTCCAGATTTGATAGAATTATACATGATACCTGGGGCAAAAAACGGTCGCAATAATGGTCGCCAGGCGGAACTACCCGAAGCATCGACACCGCTATATGCTGCATGATGCCCGTATGACTGAGAATATAAGCCTGCTAATTGAACAGTTCTCTTGGTGGGGTAAAATCCGTCATAAGGCAAAAGCTTAACAACAGCCTCAGAACTTAGCTCAAAATGCTTAGGAAATTTATTGAAAATATAATTAGGATTACTCTTTTCATAAGATAGGAAATCACTCAAAAATTCCATATCGTCTGTTATGGCATATCTTGAATAAAATCCTGGCGATGTTCCGTTGAATAAATTTAGGGACGCTCCCGTAATTTCAAGACTTGCGGAAACTAAAGCGAATGGAGTAGTATTAGATTGATAAGTTGATATATTCTCACTTACACGAAATTCCGGAACGATGCCATAGTCACGACCAATAACTCGAACATCTTCGGCATACTTCTCATAAGTATCATAAAAAGGGTATATTTTAGTAGATAACTCACCCTTCAAAGGTCCGTCAACGTATCTCCTCTTACTGCCTGCCGTCCATGCCGGGCGTGAATAGACATCACCAGGACTGCGAGGCTCGGGCTGATACCCGTCGAAAAGATTACCTGTAACAAACGGAACACTATACACATATTGAGCGTTCACAGGGAGTCCAAAATAGGATTCCGAACTTCCAGTATTATAACTACTGCTTCCATCATTATTAGATAAAGGATAATCAGTATTACGATCATTCAAAGGTCCATAATTGACAGACATCAACTCCCCAGCCGGAAGAGTGGCTTGGTCTGCCAATATTACAGGCGTCTGCCAAGTACCTGTTAGTACAGTCGCATAGCTCTTAATATCATCTGACCACAGGAAAGAGTCCATAGGCCATATAGAACCAGTACCGGAACCAGACATGATATAGTAATAGGGATTAACAGTATTGTAGGGACCTTGCCACGCATTTTCCAGTTCCATACCCTGAGAATTTACAAAAGGGCTCTTGAGTCGATTATATTGTCGGTTATAAGTGCGGGCTTCACCACGTGCCCAAGAGTTGTCTAAGCGGTAGGCATAAAAGTTAAGCTGCTGAATAAGAGGCGATGTTACGGCTATATCATCTCGCCAGAAATCATTGGCAAAAGATAATCTTGTTCGGGTACCAGAAAGAAATGTATATCTTTCTTTGGGATAAATTGTTTCCCCATAGGAGAACATTTTTATCTGGTGTATCCCACTTGCAGCACGAGATGAGCGCCCAGAAAGCTGATCTCTCAATACTTCATAGGGGCGCTTTACTTTTCCCTGGAACGCTTTCAAATTTCCTAGTAAAGAATTGTTTAGTTCTTTATTAGTAAAGCCCATCAAAGAATTGCCGTAAGCGTATTCTAAACTTAGGACTGTCTTATCCTTACTCGTAGAAGAAGGAGTCCCTACAAAGGTTTCGATTTGGTGAACCAACGGCTTATACCTGGAAGTGACGGGTGGTTCAACATATTGTTTGGAATAAAAAGATGTTCTTGTGTTACCTGCCTGATCTGTAATCGTTCGGGACAAAGTGGAGCCTAAAGTGGTCTGTTGAGGCTCGGACAGCTTATAAGAACTCCCAAGGGTGACATCTGGATCAAACTGATAAATATTGTTCTTTTTGTAATATAAAGCTTCATTCTTTGACCCTAAGCGGGTTTGGGTCCAGGGCACCCAAGGAGAATTTGCCCAGATATACCTTGTGTTCCCGTCGATATAAGTATAACCTGATTTTCCTGCCACAAACCCAGAGGCAGCCTCAGAATCTACACCCCCAGCAAACCCGTAGCCGCCGTCAACGAAGAAGTAACCATAAGATACTAAAGTTCCTGTGATGACCGTATTACCTCCGGCCCCAGCCATAATTTGACCTATTTGCATTGCTGGGTCAGAAGAAAGAAGAGGAAATATAGATAAATCACCAGCAACACTTGCAGATGCTATAGCAAATGAGACAGTATTCAAAAATTCTGCCGATGTGCTCATACCCGATACACCAAAGCTCCATTTTACTGCGCCTGCTCTTGAATTCTTATTCAAGTCCAGGCCAGCTTCGGCGTGGAAGCTAACTGTAGCTGGAGTTTCGGAGTTATCAATAAGGACGAAATCTTTAGTATTAGCGTCAGCTTCACTAGTATTAGTGAAGACAAGGACAGCACTGGCATAAGCACCAGCAACCGCAGGGGAATATGGTGGTAAGGTAGACTTGTATATTGAAATATCCGCCGGATATCTAGATCCAGCTAGAACATAATCACTATAATTAGAAGTATCAGAACCAGACGTTGCCATAAACCACTGAGTACTATCTCCCGCAGGCACGGGACGAGTAACAAAGGCTGTATCGTAAAAAGTTCCTGTATGATAAGTAGCAACAGGAGCGGTAGACAAAATTTGAACCCTATCAGTTTGATTGCGTTGAGTTTTTATCCTCGCTGGGATGCCCGGCTCATCACTCAGATACCCACCTCGTGTAACATGGGTTCCTAAGTTTTTATTAAAAGGTTGTCGGACTACCCAATTTCGATACGGAAGGACAGAGTTAGGAGAAAATTGATTAGACCGAACGTCCCTAAACAATTGTTTTGAATCCTGTTTAGAGCCTGGGGCAGCAAAAGTTCCTGCGATAATTGTTTGGCTAATCTTTCGAGAGGCTATCTGTCGAGGTGCCGGATAATCGGCAGAGCCGGAACGACCCAAAGCAAGCATAGCGGGTGTGGTCAAAAAAGCGGTAGGAGCCGTGTACGCATAATTAGCAGCATTGTAGGCAAAATCGATATTTGTAGCATTACGATCATTCCCCTGGACTACTTCGTAGTTACGAGTATAATTCCCCACAATTCGAACACTATCAGATGTGAATAGTGTTTTTATGTTTTTAATGTTTATGGGAGCCTTTGCGCCAGAGTCTCGCAAATATTGACCCTTAGCGGTGTGTGCTTTAGTGGTAATCGATGTTAGGGACCCGGTGCCAGTAGTAATAGTTAGATCGTATTCCTCTGGTCTATCCTTCGATCTAAACGGTGAGACGTGACGAGCTTGGACCCCGCCTACATATTTCTCTGTAAATGGTCCCTGCATAGGAGTGGCTTTTCCATAAGGCAGTACACTATCCGTATGGAAATTGGTTAAATCAACATTTGAAAGACCAGAAGAAACTAGTTCGGCTCGGTATCCTGTTGTGACACTGGAGCTAAATACACTGAATGGTGTTATATTTTCACCGTTATACGCAATCTGATCTTTTGTGGCTCTGAATGAAATTCTTTTCTTGATATTCGGCGCAGTAGTTGTGGTAATATCCAGTTCGGGCTCGAAGGCATCAAAAGTAATGTCACGAATTCTTGGCTTTTTATTAAAGGTTTGATTACTTGAGCCAATCGGTCGTTGCAAATCAAAGGTATAAGACACAACCCTTTGGCGCTCGACCTCTCGGAGTCTCGCTCTCTGTATAGCCTGGCGGGTATATAATACGTCACCGGAAGAAGACAAAGGAGCGTCAAACCGAGGTGCCGCAGATTGCCAATACAACGGGTTTTTAGATTGATCATTATCGACCGGATGATGATTATACTGCCATCCGCTACCACCTTGCAAATTTAGGCGGTGTGCGCTTCTCTGGTTGGAGCCACCAATGATCCTGCTTGAGGGGTCTGGAGGTAGCGTGCTTATTATTGTCCTGTTTGCCATTTAGTAACTAGTCTCTTTACGGTTTATATGTTCATTATCCGAATCCCATACCTGGGTCAAAGTCATCGCCTTGTCCTTGCCCGATACCTGGATTGTTGCCGCCGCCTTGCTGACCTTGGTTCGGGTCGATGCGCTCTGGTGGTGGGGACATCGATCTGCTCGTAGGCGCATCATCGCCGCCGTTGTCGTCGTTCTCTCCGGGTGGATTGTCTCGCAGGTTACGCTCAAAATTTGGATCGTTTTCATCTTGCTGACCGTTATTACCCTCCCCAGCCTGGTTGCCAGGATTGTCGTCCGAAGGTCTCTGAGGTCCATAGCTACTAGGATAGTGAGGATCTCCCTCGACACCCAGGGGCGTATTAGAGCCGCCAACTTCACCTACAATTCCGCTTCTAGCTATAGCACGAGAATCCTTTAGGATAGGATATTTATGTTGGTATTTGTTGCGCTCTAAAGTGTGACTTTCTATAATATTACGAACACTTGGCGCATACCTTGCCGATGCCGGGAACAATTGCTCTATCATTTGTCCCATGGCACTGTCAAGCCACTTGTAATAGTCTAAATATTTTTGAATACTAGGTATATCATTTTGAACTTTACGGAAGAAAATTTCTCTCATTTTCTCCATTGCCTTATAATTCAAACGATATTTATTGACAGGTTCACCGATAAGGTTATTAAATTCATCTATGGAAGCAAACAGATGTAACATCCGATTTGAGATGCCCCTGTACATACTTTTTTCTACTGCGAAATAAGTACTGCTCGGCTTGCGGAAACTAGCGAACGCTTTATCATCAGTAGATAGAACCCTAACCATATCATCTTGGGCAGTGTATTCCGCTGGGATCATTTTTTCAGTGTAGAGATATTCTTTGCGCACAGGTGTCGAGTTTGCTGTGAAAAAGTCTCCTCGACCCGTATGCTGTCGAAGGTTTATATTACTTAAGAAAGGTCCTTGATAGTTTGCGGGATACGAAGAACCTACTGAACCAGAAGAAGCGTCAGCGATGGTGAATCGACCTGAATCATTGCTGCCCGTAATATTATCAAAATCCCAGTTAAGGGCTAAAGTTTGGGCGGCGGGAATTGCCACACTCAAACTTCCGGTCTGAAACAGGTAAGCATTTCTTGACGGACGGTTGATGCCATATGAGTCAACATGCCTAGACTGCATATCTATCACTGATGGAGCTATATAATCGGTCCAATATCTTATGCTAGAAGCTCTAACATCTGACTTGTTTAGTGTAGATCCCGTGAAGTTTATCTTATGTGCCCCGGTATAAATACGCTTGGTGCTTTTCAGGATATTCATACCTGATTGATTAGAAAGATCACTAGAAACCGTGAATGAATTTTTCTTTATTCCAGTATCATAGTTTACTCCATAAAGCTGGAGTTCATAAGTAGAGTTAGAAGCCGAAGCGCCAGGGAGCCCGCTACTAAATGGATATTTTTTAGGTTTAAGAGACAAAGAAAAGTTCCATCTTTGGTTATCATAAACGTTAGTAAATGTATCAGTAGTAAGATATACCGTTCCATTTCTATCTTCCACTACAAAGTAAGCATCTTTAACCCTATCCAAAGGTGCTATAATTTCCGCATAGTCGCCGGGTTTCTTGACAGCGTATAATTGCAAGCCATAATCAGCAGCAGATCCGGTCCAAGTCAATTCAGTCGAATCGGGCGATGTATCTTCTGGGATGTGAAAGCCGACCAAAGAAGATGAAATTACCGAAGGTAGGTCATATGAAAGGGATAATCGGTTATCTTTGTTGGGGAAAACAAAGTCCCCTTGCAAAGTAAACGCAAACTGACCTTGGTCATCCGAGCCGCTTATTGAGCCACTGATAACACCTACCGAGTTTGCATTGCTTGAGTCATAATATTGATACGCTGTTGCTTCGCTGTCCCCTTGATATAACAAAGAGGTAAAATCAGCGAATTTTTTAGCACTTACTGATGTCTGGTAACTACTACTCAGCACATAATCTGTATTGTCTGGGTAAGTATTGAGTGCCAGAATCTCTTCTCCTACCCCAAGGCATCGAATAAAGTTACGAATTGCTTTTTCGTTTCCTTTGGACTTAAGGATATATGTTAGGTTGTTGTATATGTTTTTATAGATAGAATTCTTTATGTCAACTAATTGTTGGTCGAAATTGATTTTTTCATCCCTTTGAAAAAACTGTCCGAGCACGCCGATATTCTCAAATAATTCAGGAGTAGCAATACCCATATTATCAATCAATCGGTCATTGTAGGTAAACTCATCAATGGAATCAGTAAGACTTCCACTAATGTATTTGTTATATTTAAGTTGCCGAAGTGCGGTCAATTGATTATAGAGAGTATCAAAATAAGACGACATGATCTGAGTCAAACCCAAGATCTCATTGCCGCCTGCTTCTTCCATTTCAGTTACCCAAGCTGGCAAGTGATTTATAAGTCGCCCCGAATTAGAATAGTCGTAATTACTTCCCGTCAGTTCATAGGAATCCTTCGCCGATATATAAAGAGGATTACGCTTTCTTACGATTGGCGAGCCCCTTTCGCTTACCGACTCTAAACCCAAAGAATTTATAGCTGAACCTGTGCTTCTAGAATATGTTGAGTTGTATCCCACATAGTTTCCATTAGATACACGACCAGAATAGTCTAGCATCACCTGATCTATACTAGATGTTAGGGTCAATCCCTCGTTAAACTTATAATATACTCCAAGGGAAACATTTGCATCATAATTGTCGCTACCGCCCTGAACATTGGTAAACCAATACCTGCCAATTTGTTCAGCGGTTCGAGCCGTTTTCCAGAACCGAAATTCATCTAACGATGCAGATAATTTTCCCGCACCCTCAGTAAGTAAGGTTGTTGCTTTTGTGTTTCCACGCAAAGCGCCTATATTACCTATTAGCGTACCTGTAACCTCGTTGACAAGTTTTCCACCTGCTCCGTTAGATGGGATACTGGTCTCGATACATTTACCGTTAATATAGAAATCTAATTTTCCTAGATTCTCAGAAGTATCAAATATAAACCCAAAGTTTCTCCAGGTTCCATCAGATATTGCTATTTGGTCTGGGGTCGAAGGAACCATAACGTTCTCAAAGCCGTTTGTCCCAGAGAGCATTGTCACCCTAAATTGAGTTTCGGACCCGGAGATGATCTCTATTCTGAATCTTCCATAGTCTTCTGCGGTGGCATCAGATTGGGCGTTGTTTATATCAAAAATAACTTGGTTAGGAGACTCCGATCCAGAATCTATTAGATTGTTTTTCTGGAAAAAGAATTCTACACTAGATCCGCTCACACCGCCAAATTGCAAATTTGAAGTTCTATTTTTGCCAACGTTGAATTTAGTATTTTTATGTGGTCCACCCTTGACTTGTATGTATTGATCCAAAGATGAAGAATAATACCCAGATGAAGTAGAGTATTCTGTTTGAGTGGGCTTGGTTCCGTATGGAGATCCAATAGTCACGAATCCAGTGGACCGAGGATACGTAACCTCTAGTGTATACTTTTCAAGAGGGTTGATATTGTTATAAAATTGGGTCTTCTCTAAAGAAGAGCCATCATAAGGATAGTAACTAACAATATATTCAAAGGCGTTCTTGTAATATTGTTCTGCCGAACCAAACTTGACAAAATTCTCTGGGTCTGAATAGTCGATGGGTGGTAAGAAATATTCTTTCTTCTTGCTCAGAGCTTTTAGGTGCTCTTGGGACTCTATCCCTTCTCCAAGCTCACTAGGAGAACTCGCCTTAAGATACTTGCTTATGGTTATACCTTCTCGATTAGATTGGTATAAACTTTTTATACTGCTCATACCTACTCTTCTTCTACTCTAAATTTAAATACTTCCGGTTGTTCTCTGTATTGACCATTCAAATAATAAGCAAATTGAATACCATATGAATACCCTGGTTCTAAGTGACTGGTATCAAGTTCAAAATAATTCCCGCTTACGTCGTAAGACATACGAGTAAAGTTCTTCACAGCACTTCCTGTTCCAAAAGGAATTATCTCAAGATTATCTATCGTTCGTATCAGTCGATAATACGCATTTTCTATAATCTTTGGGACTACTTCTTGAGTAGCGACAGTATAAATATTAGGCTTCCAATTCTTATCACGAGAAAAGACTCGAAGCTTAGGCTTTTGACCCTTCAAGTAGGAATCATTCAGGTTTGTGATAGTGTTGAGGTATACAGTATCATAAAGATGGTCGGTCGTGCCAATCGATATAGGAGCGTAGGATCCCGTATAAAAATTAACTCTAGAGCCGGCGGAGCCGGTGTGCCAAACATCGTAAACCGTTTCAAAACTACTGGTGGAGGCAAAAGAAGCAGTGTAGATTCCTGTTTGTACAACGCCATTTTCTACCAAAAGACCGCCAGTCACCATACTAGTCAATTGACTTGCATCGTCTACCAGCAAAGATGACCCCGTAGGACCCGCACTCCCAGAGTAAATAGAGATCGATAAAGTGTCTCCGGCAAGGTTTGGTATATTAGCTAACTGGCCTCTCACTACGTTATAAAGATACAAAGTATTAATGTTATCTGTCGCAGGAACCATGCTGCTACTTTCATAAAAGTTGCCTCGATTATCTTTTCGGGCAGAATTCCATCGGGCCTCTAACACTGGTCTGTAAAAGTAATACTCGCTAGTTCTAGAGAAGAACATCTTCGTATAGTTGGAGATAGTTCCAGAAACTACCGAATCGGGGAATTTGACGAGGAACCCGTCATTGTCCATCTCCGAGTTTAGCCACTTATAAACCATCTGAGAGACATCAATCGACAGATTTTCTAACCCTGTAGGGAATGAACCTGTAGCATCGAAACGATTGCCAACGTGATATTTGCCGCCAGCTTGATCCCAACTATTCCCCGTAGATCTTTGTTCCCAGTTGGAGACACCTATATCACTATAGTTGTCCATATCTAGTCCAGTACCTTCAGTCCAACTTTGAGATAACATAACAACATCTAAGTTGAAATCTTCTGGCAAAGTGTTTCCATGGGGAGCATTATAAAGATTAAGATAAAACCTCATACTGCCCGAAGAATTGGGGATAATACCAGCAGCCATATCACTACTAATTGTGTCCAACGGGAACTGTACAATAATTCTCGACTGCTCAGCGTTTGCGGCGTCAATTGATGCACTTGTCTGTCCGTGAATAACAAAAGCTTCCAATATGTCAGCAGCGCCCATATTAGAACCAGTGCCACGAGTAAGTAAATTCTCCTCGAAAGCGTCGGTTATAGTATTATCTTTAGTTGCAAAATATCTTTTTATTGCCATTTTATGTTATTACTCCCACGAGATCAGTGCCGGGAAAGAGCAATTCTGCGGCAGCATCTTGAGGCACCACTAGGTATCTACCATCAGGAGACATATGAGAAGTAATATCATATGCGTAGTCGCTGTAACGACCACCAACAAGGTTATACAATTCTACATTTGTGGTATCTATAACCCCTGGTACCTGATTAAGGAGCTTATAAATCTCTGATAAATATACTGGCTCGCCTAAGTTTAGCTTTACATTGAGATATTCTTCTTGGAGTTTCTGTGTGCAACTCTCTAAAATATCGAATTTGTTCTGATCTATTTCGGCAATAATTGTATAGCGAATGCCAAAGTTTATTATCCGACCCGACAAAATATCTATTGTATCGTTGATCATCTTATATTGCTGAAGCCAGGTTTTGACATTTTCCTTGAGCACGGTGTTAGGCAGCGCAAAAGACCCGTTACCAGATTCTGCTAAAATATATAAGTTCAAGTTTCTTTTTAGCGATTTTTCGTCTCTTACTACATTGACTCTTTTGATTTTGCCAAACTTAGGAGGCAAACGGTACGCAAGACTAATGTAATCCTCTCTAGTAACAGCACGGTTCTGGGAGGCAAAAGTTCCAAAAGCACGAGCCCTGATTTCATCGCCACTCAAAATTGCTGTATCGCCTAAGATTGGTTCTTCGTTATCGACTTCTATAGCTGCCACCATAGTAGAGATTGTGGTCTCAGAAAGAATTGAACGGTCCTTGAAGCGAAACTGTGGAGTTATAATTGTATTGATAGTGCCCACAGAAGCATTAGAAGTGTCCGATGTGTTGGCGGTATAATTTACAGTCAATGTAGTGTTGACGGGAACCACCCCAAATTTATCCGTTTTTATCAAGTTCGTAGGATCAAATGTCTGATCTGTAACATATGGTTTACTATCAACGTTCAAGACTACATCCGCTGGATCAGCGATTAGATTACTGGTAAGATTATCAGCAGACCCATAGCCAAACTGAATAAAAGTATTTCCTGAAGTGTCAAACTCTGTTACAAATCGCCGAGGAACAGGCTTAGTGCGAATATTATAAGGCACAGTGTCTCGTGTAGAAGAGTCAGTATTTGTAATTTGTGACAACACAATATCTTGAGATAAGTGTTCTACTTCATAATATTCATTCCCTTGAGAGTCGGTGACAGAAATAATCTCAGTTACATTATCTTTTTCCAACCGAAGACGCAGGAATCTCTGATAGTTTCCGACGGTTATCTGCTCTGAGAATTTTTGTCCTGAAACAACTTGTCCTGATGCTCTGACCGCAAAAAAGGTAGGATTACCTGTCGTAGAATTAGTTCGAGCAACTGTTATTTCATTGGATGGGTTAGCAAAATCTACGTCCTCAATGAGAGTAAAAATAGCATTACTTTCGCCCGATAAAGTTGTACCAGCCTGCAAAATAGGTAAATAATTTGTATCCGGTGATCGGGAGCTTGCTGCGACGGGAACTAAAATATAAAATGTAGCCAAGCCAGTCGAGCGGGCTGCTCCGGTATGTTTATATCCCAAAGTTTCTGATAGTCTCACAATATTTTCATAACGAATTGCACTATCTAAAAAACTTTCATTAGCTTGAAAATCGGCATAAAATGACAATTGGTCGCCAACATACGCAACCATGTCCAGCATCAAAGACCCAAACGAAGCTTCGCTAAAATCCTTAAATGTTGTAGGATAATATCTCTTAGCATAATTTTCCAAATCATTTTTGATTGTTTGGAAGTCTCTGCTGGTATAATTTATAGGTCTTTTTGCCATATTTTATTTTCGCCTCGTTTTAAGTAGTCAATGACGATGTTATTAACAACTCATCCTCTGTATCATACGGTTCTATACTATATTTAATAGCTACTAATACTTGATTTGCCGGAATTGTAGAGTCTTCATCACTAGTAACAAAACGTATTTCTTTTAAATTGACAACGGGAATATAGTCTGCGACTTGTTTTTTAATTTGTTCAACAATTAGGGAAAAAGTCTCGTCGCCGACAGATTGAAATAAAAATTTCCTCATTCCCACGCCGAAGTCCGGATCCATTATTCTTTCCCCAGGGGAAGTGAGAATAAGCATTCTAAGGTTTTGTTTTATGGTTTCCCCTAGAGTCTTATTTAACAAATAGGGACCGTCCGCTGGGTCATATGTTAGCGGGAGCTTTACAGATATGCCTTGTAGTTTGCTCATAGTTTATTTATCCACCTGGGTTAATTAGGGTTTCTAACTCACTTTTCTCTTCCAAGATTGCAGCAATCGTCTCATCTCTGAGTATTCTAATCTCTGATGTTGTATCGAAAAATATTTCATCAGATCCATACACGCTACTTATTGTAGGAATCACACCAGCTTGATATGCTAGTGCCCACGCCCTTAAAATACTTCCCTCAGGGTCATTTCGTGCAATAATGCCGGTTACAAGGGCTCCTACAGTAGGAGAAACACCTTGCTGCCTTGCACCCATCGCCTGAAAGGCGGCGATGGTGGCGATCGTCTGAGCAAGTTGATTTCCTTGGCGTTGATAATGTCCAAAATCAGATATCAATGGTCTGTACGCTATGACAAACTTTCCGTTCCAAGTATCGGGATTAGGAGTCAAGTATGTTCTATCCAAGAAAGCAATTCTCTCCAGTACCTCACTCCGCTGATAATATTTCAAAGGTCCTTCTTCATCGAGGTAGGAGTCAACGTCTGCCGGGAACCCAATATACCTATCACTATATTTTGTTACATTACCGCCCCTAAGTGCTGTGAGAAGCCCATCATCAACCGCACCCATCTCAGCCAGTAATCGAGCTTTTGTAATACTAAACCGCTCAGCATATTTCAATCCATAATCGTAATACATCAAATACGATGCGATCTGAAATGCAATTGGGAAATAGTAAGCGCCCAATAACATACCCAGATCGGTGACATCGGAAACTTCATTATTTTGCAAAACATAACACTGCATAAGCAAAGCTCGCACTGCGGGAGCATCAGCCTCGGCGATGCCAAAATGATCGGTCTGTCTTCCAGGGCCAGCGCCTGGGCTTATGGCACTGACCATACCTCGGTAGAAATATCCTAGGGTTTTGCGATAGCGAGAATAGTTGGCTTGGGTTGCCTCAAATGGAGACAACCTCAAACTAGGTCTACCTAGTGACTCGTCCATTTTGCTGAGCATAGACAAGTACATGGCTTCTATAATGTTACGCAGGTTATTTCGAGGGGACAGACTGTCTTCAATAATAGGATTATTCTTATATTCTTCTTCTTCTAGATGGGGGTATACCAGTTTTATGTATCTGAATGATTCCTGCCACGCACCCCAGAGTTCTGGCTCCGTGGACAACTGCTCCAGAGTTTTGTTAGTCAAATAATCACTTATAAGGCGTGTTGTGCCCAAAGCGCCCCAATTAGGATAAACCGTTCTCAGAGGCAGAACATTTAAAAAGAATGCTTGTAATCTGGTTTGGATAGATGCCACAGCCGCATCTGCCTTATTTCTGTCCTCTCTGTCAATGCAGTCATCATCAGATAATTTAAAAGGACCAAGGTTAATCGCTCTGACATACTTCCTGAAGGATTTTTTGCCGTCGGGCGTAACCATCGATCTGTTGAGGGTTTCGTCTGTACGAAGACTGAAATTATTCATAGAAACGAGATTCTGTCCTTGACCGCCTTCTTGAGTTTGGCGTGTGGAATAATCGGGACCTGGATTATCAGCCTGGATCATTGTAGTAGCGAGACCTACGGAAAAATTACCATAAGTTCGCTGGGTATCAGCATGCGCTAATCTTGGCAGGCGAATTTCAGTGTTTCCATTGCCCACATACAGAGTATGGCCATCCCTTACTGATATTATAGTTGTAGGAGAGTGGACGGTTGGGACTTCTAATCTATCAAATATCCTATAGTCTACACTGTCTAAATCTCCATTTACACCAACATTATATTTTGTGGTACTTTCTTTATATAAGTTCCCTCGTGGTGTATAGTAGGCTAAAGACCTTGGGTGGCCACCATCGCCGACTTCCCGGAAATATATTCTAATATTAGCACTGGGACCACCATCACAACGAAGCCAAGTATAGCCAGTCCAGCCTTCACCACGGGATTGTTCGAATAGATAATCTCTGTTTACCCTAGCAATATCACTCAGAAAGAGACGCTCTGCGGCCGATCGGGCTTGGCCAGGATTTATAGGGGGTTCAGAGATTTTATCCACACTATCATATAAAGCCTCTAGAGCATGGGGGGCATTACGGAGGGAATAATAAGAAAAGTCCCAGGACTCATATTCAGCCTGAGGTGATGCTCGGTATTGGGGGAATCGTAAGCGGCGGGGACCGTGGGCGTTGTTGTGCTCTCTTTGGGATTTAGCATCGCCACCATTCCATATGAATTGGTGAACGTGAGTTGCTGTTTGAGCACTCTCTGTTTCGATAAATGAAGCGGCTGATTGCATGGTCTCGTCATCGACGTTTTCGGCGAAGAGAAGAGTTTTTGAAGAAATATAGTTGGTAGGAGTAACAAAAGCAGGTTTATCCGACCCGTTAACCCATATTTCACTGATTGGAATATCTCGCAACGCCCAAAAACACTGATATATGATTTCTTGTCCTAATTGTGTATGATAGATATTATATTTACCCACAGGATGTGAATTGAGGGACTTACTTACATCATCTTCCCATAACGATGCCATCCAATCAGCAAACCAGTTGCTAAGTTTTGCAATAAATTCTATAAAATCATTATACCACCCCATAAAAGGAAGGTTCTCTATCAATCTCTGCATCTCTAATTGAATTTGTAAGGCGTCCCTGAGCCAACCACACAAATTGTTTATTCTTGCTATTTTATCGGCTACTATTTCAAAATACTGTGCTTCTAAATCCTCGTTCGAAACTTCTAATTTAAGTCTCGTAAGGGGTTGTTCTTTTTTTGCACAATATGCTTCCAACGGAGAGTTAAAGGGAAGCTCGCCTAAGGATTCTGTTCCTTCTAGGGCTTGTCCCAAAGAAACATAAAAGTCAATCAAACTTTCTCTAGTTATTACAAAATGACTATATGCCCGAGGATTAATAGTTTCATAGACTACCTCGTCGAGGTTATCGCCGTTTTGTATGAGAGAAACAGGAACAGTAAAATGTGTAGAATTATTAGATTGAATCTCCAATAAATGACTTAAGACCTTACCAGAAGAATCACCGCTCAAAAGTCTTTCTAACTCCATTGGAGTACACATCTCGGAGGTATCTTTTATAAATTGCAGCACCTGCTTTTCTGTTATTGGGAGATCTTCACCCTGGGGTCTCTTGTCAAAATCAGCCCCACGAGCTAGGCTAACTAGATCTACATCCTCTACCATATCTCGGAGATCAGCGAAGCCAAAATCATATTTTTTTAGAGGGTTTGCTAGGCTTGTATTAGGTCCGTCTTCGCCAAACCTTGGCTGATTACCGTCGGTATCGCAGCCGAGCAACGCAGTCAATATATCTTTTGCCACGCCGGCAACTAGAGATTTTATAAAACTCTGTAAAATAGTCTTAATCATCTGGCGATATAGTGTTGATTGTCTGGATTTTGCTGATGCCATGGGGGCTTTTTTAAGATTTATCTTCAGGGGTTGGTTCAAGGTTGTTCGGACTAACCGGCCGGCGACGGGGGGCACACCAAGAGGATCCAGAACGCCTTTCTCTAAAAAGTCTCCTACCACATCAAGTGAGCAAGAAATTTGTTGATCAACATATAGTTCTATCTCTTTTCTCATCCGAGCAGGGTTTGTGAGCCCTGTAGCACCCAATCTCAGTGCCTCACGAGCATAAGCGTCATCTATTATCTCACTCCGAAGAATCAAGACCGTTTCTCGTATTAGCGATCTCCATTTTGTCTTTGATTGTGCTGCTTGCCAAAACTTTAGAGCTTGTTTGGCCCTCAACATCTGTCCCGTATCGCAATTGAGTCCAGTCAGCGTTGTACCAACTTTATAAGATAGTTCTCGGTTGGACCAAAGTTCTTCGAATTGCTCGGGAGGAGTTTGAGACAATCTACTCAACACTGTGAATATTTCGTTTCGGCGGTCTCGGCGAGTCGTTGTGGATGACTTATCCAGGATGAAATTTTTATATTTTTCTCTGTCAACCTTGGGGTACAAAAATTTAGTTAAAAAATCTATAGCTGGCATCCGAGTATCAGGTGTAGTATTTCTACTCTCCTGATACATTTCATAGCAATTTCGAAGTATTGACCAAGTAGTCGCCGTAGTAAGTGGAAAGGCATCAAGGGTTTGGGCAACCACTTCCGTCGGTCTTAAATAAGTTCTGTTACCGGCTCCTCTGTAATAAAAATTTCCATTTATTATAATATGGTCCAGACCATAGATTTCTGTCAAACAAAATTCTATGAGATCATCATCCTCCATTGCCAGCTTATTATAAGTGTAAAACTCCGATATCATATCAAACAGAGATGATGTATTCCCCCTCTCTTTGTCGATAGATATATTAGAAATTACGTCTGGTGGGACGTCTTCGTTATGTAATTGGGTGCCGCAGTCGTTCAATACCTCTCGTGCTCCTACCATATATCGAAAGAGATCATCTATTTTAAAGTCAGCCGTGAAGGCAGTGAGATTATGAGGCTCGTCGCCGGGTGTGGTATTTATCAAGATTTGAGATTTTTGAAGGGGCGATAGTTCGTCTTCTTCATAAGATGGTCTATTATCATCTGCGACTGTCTGAGGGAGTTTACTGATTATATAAGCTGGTATTTTGACGGCATAACACCATTTAGAGCCGGGTCTTATGTCCCAGTATGTACTTATTGCCGCAGGGGGTACCCCAAGCTCTGTTTTAACTGAGGTTGTGTTTTCTTCGGAATAACGACCAGTAAGTTTGAGTATCTGCTTTACACCTAGATCATAGGCTTGTTGATAATTTTGTTTAGCGGAATTTGCGCCGACGTTTTCTAGGTTAAACCAGCTTTGTGCGAGTTGACGCTGCCGCTCTTCATCAGAGAATTCTTGCTGTTGTTGCTCTTGAGAATATCTAAATGCAGTTTGGGACCCACGTCCAAAACCTAACGCAAAGTCTTGATATCTTAAAGAGTCTGTGCGGCGGGTAAAATAATATGTCTTATCCACACTATTATAGTAAACTCTAGAATCCTGCTGTCCAGGAAGGCAGTTCTCTCGCCAATCATAAAGGTCTACGTTGCTATCAGAACCTATAAAAACACTCACCTCTGGAACATAATCCAGCATTTGTGTCACATCAGAGGTCTCGGTCAATATCTCGTCGGACAAACCCAAGGATCTTCTTAGTTGTTTGCGATATGGAAGGGAATTATTCTGCGGTATTGCTATCAGTTTAGCTATATTCTGATCATCCTCGTATTCAGGTAGCCTACTGAGTTCTGTGGTGTTGGTCGTGTATTTTGACAATACTTCGGCTTGCTGGAGGCTCGTGACAACGTTTCTGAGTTTTTGCTTGGATTCGTCCACCGATATAGTTACAACTTGGTTGTTTTGTATTTTACCGTTCTGGGGGTAAAGTGCAAAATAAGCGGTGTAATCTTCTGCTGTAATGCTTCTATCTTTTCCTATCAAATCGGTTCCGACACTAGGGAAAGTCAAAAAATATATATAACTCTCGTGAATAGCGTCAAGAACAAATTTATTATCTAAAGTGTTGTACCACTCAAATGTCGGAGCGCCCTCAATATTTTGAGGATATGGGTTGATAATATTTTTCTGTCTTTCAGTTAAAGCCATAATATGTTACTTAGTTTACGTTGTTATGTTTACTGCGAAAATTATAGTATGCCCAAGGGTTGAGAGGGTCGTAGTTTAACTGGTGGAATACTAAGTTTAATTCTTGGATCGCCAAATTAATTACTTCAACTGGCATTCGGTCGAGCAGGCTCTGTAGTTTTTTTTGAGCGGTACCTGTGGGATCTATAAAAGAAGCAATAGTGTAAGCGATCACTTGAAGGTTGAATGAGGCTGTAGACTGGACATCTGCTACAATCTCTATAAGATTATCTAATAGCATCGCAAGGTCGTCACCCTTGACCATAGGCTGAAGATCACTGTCGTTATTTCCAGCTATAAGATCGATGCCCTGGATATTATCACCGATGAAAAGCCCAGCGCCGCCGCTATATTGATCACCGCTTGTTACTAACTTAATGCCCTCACGCCCTATTAGGCGCACGGAATCTGCTTTAATGGCAATCGCAGACCGGTTAGATAAATTTCCCACCTTGCCTTCTGCTAAATTGAAGTACTCAGGCGAATCAATATCTGCTCGCTGTGAAATATAGATCCTTGCCGAGTCTAGCCACACGTTTTTGTTAGTAAGCACTTTCTTACCTTCAGTGTTGACTTCCCGAGCCTGCATACCTGACATTCCGGCAATAATATCAATACAACCCACATGAGTAGCAGCGGTGGAACCTTTTCCGGTTCCTTCATCTCCGGGTCTATCCCGACCCATAATAATGATAGTATTACTTTTGCCTTTAATTATACTTTCAGATGGTGCTTGGTTATAGTGCGGAATAGGCTCTAATATCTCTTGGTGCAGAAACCCGCTTTTATTGCGAGCTTGGGCTGGTCCGTCTGAATTTTGGGCGTTTTCTTTTGCCGTTCCAATTAACGCTGCTACTACATTCAAACCTATCATCAACTGGCTCCTCCGGGTGGTCGGTATAAACCATTTTTAAGAAAAGGTTCCGGATCCACTTTTGAGCTATCAACTATAATTTCAAAATGTAAGTGAGCCCCACTGGGTCCCGCCGGGACGATTCTGCCTGATGCTGCGGAGATGGCTATGAGTTGCCCCTTCTTAACTACGGCGTTATCGGCTACGATAGGAACAATTGACGGGTTCTGTAAATGGGCATAGATAGTAGATATGTTAACTGGGGCGGCACCGGGAGAAATAGAATACTTTCCGTGAGCCATAGTGATATAATAACCGAAACCCTTACCGGGTCCGCCTGAATTTATGTTATGTTTTATCTTACCATCCAATACTGCAAATATAGGAGTGCCCCAGAGAGCACGAATATCTACTCCTTTATGAGGTCTAGTTTTGCCGTTGATGGTTCTTGCCGGTGCCCATCCGCCGCCGCCGGTCACTTCCCCCTCGAAGGCACTAGGCCAGAAAAGCTTCACCTTTTCTCCTGCGGCAGTTGGGTCGGGCTCAGGCATATCATGTTCTTTCAGTTGTTCAACTTTTCCACACCCCTCAATAGTTTGTGTGACTACGGTTCGCTCCTCTTGGATAGGAACCATCATCTCGCCTTCCTGGCGTTGACCTATTGTTACCAGACGAGTTACTTGCTTAGTACCAACCGTGCAGTTAGCGCCAAGAAAACCGTGTTTAGTTTGGTCAGAATAAGAATCTGCATAATCTGATAAATACGAAGAAGGCAAAAGACTAACAGTGTCCCCTACTTCCATATGACTGGTGAATTGGGTTTTGTTATCATAAAATTGAACCTCTACAAACTGACCCCATTCAAGCTGGCGTCCTTGAGTTTTAGCTAGATCATGCTTAATGACGGGATAAAATCCCGCTGTTGGATCCTGGGGGTTTTGTGGCTGAGGCATCCAGTAATGGCGAGAATCAGAAATAACCCTTACTCTGATCATTTGGAAATTTTGGTCGCCGCCGCCTTCCCCATATATCGTTTCGACTACTGGGGGGACTCCGGCTGCTCTACTTACGACCATTGCTTGGACTCGAATTCCAGATAAGACCTCTGGGCTCATCCTTTCACGGATCATCGCCTTTAGAGTTCCTAACGGGGTTGATCTATCAAGATCCCACACCACCTGATTGAGCGGGGGTCCAGTCATAGTAGATGATCTCAACTGTTTTGCAGTTTGAGGATCCTGAGGAATGGGAGGTTTTTGCACAGCCATTCTATTCGTCCTTTAGGATATCAAACAACTGGTCTTTATCATCATCGGATAAACCTGCGTGACCAGAATTATGATCTTTCTTAAAAACTAAGTTTGCCAACTTTACCAGTTGTTCGTTGCTCCTCTGTAGTGTTTCGACGAACTTAGCCGCCGTAGGTCCGGAGTCTGAATACCTATCTTTAGACACATTCATATATTCCTTGAGATTATCCAGTAAGATTTCCGTCTCTTGACGGTCTTTTTGAATATTATCCAAGGCCTGCTCTATGAGAGAGTTTAAGTCTTTTTTCATACAATAATTAGAATGTTAATGAATTTCTCCCTCATTCCATTTCTTTTTAAAATTACGGTACCGTTCCCTCATTTTATTAAGAGCACTTACAATTTGCTTTGTATTGAGTCCTGTTATCTCTCTCATATAAAGATAAACTGCTTTTTTGTTGAAAATCTCTATCTTCTCAATATTTTCCATTAAAGTTATTACAGCCTCAAGCACCTTCTCTTCATTGGCTTTTAGTTTGAGAGATCTCCAACTGTGGATCTCCGTCATAAGTGACATCCAGAATTCTTTTTCTTCTATGTCAGTAAATAAATCCGGTGTAGTATTATTTTCTAATGCCTCAACTTCCCGGATCATCTCGTCATAATTGACTTCTCTGCGGTTTTTCTTAGTTTGTTTTTTTGCTTTGTGAGTAAACCAATTTTTAGTAACAACTGAAAAATAAGAAAAAGCCTTTTTGTTTTTGGTCGGATCGAACTTACCGAGGATTGTAGTGAGCCATATTTTACAATCGTCCTTGTGGTGTTCTATATTTTCTAGGGATGTGAACTTATAAGTATAGACAATTTTGTTCACCAATTCATCAAATGCGGGCTGAATATGTTCTATATAAAGGTCCGACCGTCTTGATATGTTCTCTGTCTTACAGTAATCTACAATTGCCTTTTCGGTACGTTCAGTAAAATAATAGTTCTTTTTAGACGATCGCTTTTTCTTATTCATTAGTGTCTTCCACGTTTATTTGCTCTGTGGTAGACACAAAAGCATCGATTTCTTCAATTATATTTTTAGTATGTTCCAATAGAGATTCTAGAGTTGCATCCCCATAAAACAGATCCATACCGTAAACACTGTTCAAGTG